TAAGTCTTTCACGTGCTAAGTCTGATGAATTCAACCAATCACCAGTAGAGTTCATTACTCCCTGATCAATTACGTTAATAAGTTCTTCATCAGTTACTTTTTCTTTATATCCATGTGGAGCCATTAATACTTTCCTCCAGCACTAGAATATATCTTTTTAGATTCCTCTAAATTCTTTACACTATACTGACCTGCCTTAGGTAAAGGTTTCTTATGAGATTCCTTTGGAGGCTTCTGCTTATGTTCTTGTTCTAAAAATCTTGATTCTGTTCTTTTATTCATGATCCACTCCTGGGTTCATTCAACCTGTTGTACATTGCTATGGTATCCTCTTTTATTTAGTGGTGACGGATTTATCCCCTACTTCCGCCGGAGTAGTGAGGACACTGGAATTCTATAGCCACAAAGTATCGTCTTGATCTTCCAGCGTAAACTGCTGAGACCACGGTACTTTGTTAAGCGTTAGTTTATCATAATGCGTCCGTAATGTTTCTAAAGCAATAGCTGTTGCCATAACTGTATCGTCATGACAGCCAGGTGCTGCTTCAGTCTTACCGGATTCTGTAGCAATATAATCTTTTATTTCTTGTATCATTACTTTTGAAGCTATCCATATATCATCATTCTCTATAGCATTCTTAAGGTTACCTATTATATGAGGCTTAGTTACCTGTGTAGTTCTAAATCCTACAACAGTTCCCTCTTCCTTAGATATAGAAGATATCTTAGTCTGCTTATATAAATTTACATAGTTCATTTGAGTTAGCCTTGATAACGTGGCTACACCCATAGAGTTACTTTCAACTGTAAGTAAAGCATTGTTATAGTATCTACCTAGATAAAACAACAAATCACCAAACTTACTAGGGTCTAGATAATTATCTCTAAACAAAGCAATTACTTTTCTTTCTGTATCTAAAACAACTGCTGTTGAATAATCTTGGCCTACCCCTAAAGCTACATCTGCAGCTACAACATAGTTGTCATCCCAATTAGGGAATTCCCATAGATGCAACTTACCTTCGCTAGAAGTATCCCACGTGCATGCTTCATAATCAAAATTCATTTTCTTTTCTGGTTCTACCGCTACAAGCTTAGCTGTCTTCTCTGCATTAAATACAGAAGAGCCAGCCGTAATAAACGCTTCATCAGGAGACGCTGGGTATTCCTGGCGGAACTTTAGTTCCCCACCTTCAGCAATCTTCAACCGACGCCAGTAGAGTTGATCATTGTCTAAACCATAATCCTCTACTAGTAGTTCCTCTTCTGAGGAGCGTTCAAAACCTTCCGCAGCTTCTCTACGATATTCTGGTGTATTATACCACGGAAGAAATAACGGGAGATAATCATTCTCTCCTGCTACAGCACCTTTCCATAACCTATAAAATTCTCCTTTCGCACCATTAGCCGTTGACTCAATGATGACTTCAGTACCTGGAGCTTCTGATATACCCTGAAACAATCCAGCTAGAATTTTCTCATCGTGTACCCAGAATGCAACTTCAGATAAATGCGCAATTGTTGGAGTTGTGCCTCGTCCTGCCTCGGGTGCACCTGCCGTGTATAGTCTGTAAGAACCCACTGGCCTATCGCCCGCATCATTCTTAGGAAAGTGTGGAGCAGAAATAACGATTTCCTTTGCATTGGACTTCACCTCATCAGGTCTATACTCAGGATTCATATTCTTTATAATATTTCTACTCATTGTAAACAAGGCATCCGAAGTAGCACTATCATGTGCCATAACTACAGATCGTGCATGGGGAGTATAATACGTCTTCCAAAATACTCTACCCGCACAATAAGTCGATATGCCTTGCTGTCGAGCCTTTAAGATAATAGCGCGAACCTTCCCGGTCTCAGCTAACTGTTTATCTAATGCTTGTGTGATTTCATCTTGACATGCGTTAAAATTAAAATCAACAAAGCCAGCTCTAGCATCTTTTGTTATAATCTTTATATTTTCTTTAGCAAAGCTTGTGAAGTCATTTTCATATTGTTTAAGCTTAGCTCTCTTTTGTTTTTCTTCTAAAAGCTTTAGTAACTTCTTTTTCTCATCCATAATAAGTCCTCATAACCTTACTTTAAGGGGACATTCTAGATTTTAAATGTCTCCTATAAGAGAGGGGCGGTTATATACCCTATATACTACTCTATATATACTAAGAGTACTGTAAGATATCTAGGTAATTACATAGGGCCCAAGAAGCCTAGGGATAAGCCTGAGATTAAGTAAATTAAACCTATATATATATATTACCCCCTTTTATCTTGCGTACCCCCTATTTCTCTCTATTCTTCTTCTACACTCTTATTCAATCTCTCCCTTCTCTAAAAATATCCAAGAATATTTTTTAAATAATATAATAAATACTTTATCTAACTACTACTACTACCATCTAACCTCTACATATATACTATCTATTAATCCTATATTATTTAACCCGCAGCTCTAACCTGCATCAACTCTTGAAAGGAGTTCACCATGTCTATATCTTTTTCTCTTAATCTATTAAAAGCGTCTACTCTATTTGTACAATTAGAGCAGGAATTACAGGACCAAGTAATTAACGCTACTATAGATTACATTGGCACTGATGACAGTATACCTCCTGAGGTTATGGTCACTGTGCGTCAATGTACTCATACAATCGAGATGTTACGAACGCTCCGGTCTTCGTTAATGTCTTCGAATGTAAGTTGATAGTTTACAATGCATTACTTAGTAGTGCCTTGTTTAATATCAATAATATAAAACCGTACGTCAAGGGATACGTACTTATCAATATGCGTAGGTCAAAGGATACCTACTTATTACTAACTTGTGGGTCAAAGGATACCTACCTACCTGTACTACCACCTGAACATAGTTGTTACCGTGGCTAAACTGTTCACACTACTCTGTAATACATAATTATAAATCCTGCCAATCACGGTTAGGATAAAACTCTTGAAAGGAGTTCACCATGACTAATCGTATTAGACTAACCTTCACAACTGGTAACCTAGGTGGTAACCGGATTGAAAACCACGTTCGATACGAGGTTGACAGTCTGCTTGAGTACTTAGGTTCCCAAGTTGAGAAGTATGAGAAGAGTCTTAGTGACATCATGTTAAGTGATGACATGAGGTACTTAACTCATATGGAGCTAGCTAACTTACATAAATTAAAATGTAAGTTACGTGACGCTATCTGGGAGGAAATCCCAGACTAGTTGATAGTTTACAATGCATTACTTAGTAGTGCCTTGTTTAATATCAATAATGGTATTGGTATGTAAGCTCTTTAGAAAGGAGTACACTATGACTGAACAAAGAAATCCTGTAGATTATGCAGAGGCTTTGAAGCTTATTGCGATCTTGCGCGACATCATTCAAATGAAGAATGAAGAGCAGGACGCGTATGCTGAGAAACTGCATTATGCAGAATTAAAGTATGATAGCTTGATGAAGTCCAAGCATCTACGTTGATAGTTTATAAGGCATTAATAACTCAGTGCCTTATTTAATATCAATAACAAAAATGCCCAAGAGCATTTTCTCAGTGCTCTCTTGCTTGTGTTGTTCTCTCTTCGCTGCTGTGGTGCGTCTGTCTCCGTTGGCTTCTCCATTGGTATGGGCGTCCGGCAACTGCAACCTGCAACTAAAAGTCTCAAGGTATGTACATCATCCATGTATATTCCTTGGCACTTTGCCCATTGAACGTCAAGTCTGGTTCACGCTAGACTTACGTAGCTACGCCTTCGGTGTAGTTCATCTGTACCTACGGGTACCTTATTCTTTGTGAAAGGAGAATATAGTATGGTTGCAAAACCAAAGTCGGCGGACTCAAACCGTTCCGTGATCCATTCATCTGGGTCGTTAGCTGTTGGTGAAGTCCGCGAGGTCTCCGTCAATGTAAAGGAAATTACGGAGTTTCCTGGGAAGGAGATCAACCCCGGTTGGTCGAAACCTATGCTGCTAGTTGAAACATGCTCCGGCACGTTCATTGCTCACTACGGTGATGATGTTCGTCTTCGGACCATGCAGCTTGCTAGTAGCGCGTCTACGTTGTTCCTGAAAAGGAATCCGTGGACAGCTGAGTTTCCCATTTGTTACACGCGCAAGCAGGTAACTCCTGGTAACACAGTTAAAGAGGTCAATGAGGGTTCGCTCCTTGATCGCATAAAGTCATATAAGTAATTATATGTCTTGGGAGTCCAGCCAGATCTTTCACTTGTTGGGCTCCCGAACTGTCTGTTAATATAAAACTCTCGGAAGGAGTACAATTATGAAACTGTTAGATTATATAATATTCAATGCTTGGTTAGCGATGGATTTAATAATACCAATTATGATAATAGCTAGTGTATCATTCTTTGTATGGCAAATAGTATCAATTGCTATTGAGCAATGGAAGAACCTTTAATGTATTGGTTCGTATTTTGGAACATGGCGTTACTATTATTAGTAGCGTCATTAGTCTACAACTTTGGTTAGAAAGGATAATCAAATGAGTAAGTTTAAACATTACGACGTCTTTAGTAGAGGTACTGTTTCCGTAAAACTAGAAGCTTTATTAGGTAAAGTTATGAGAGAACAATCTAAATCTCTTATGGTAATAGGTGGTGAGAAACGTAAGTCTAACTTTCCAGAGAAACACTGGGCTGCTATTACTTACGATGATAGAAGAGCATTACCTGGTTATAGGTAACGAGTTGTAGACCCGGACATGTCGGTAAACTGTCCAACTAAAGTAGTTTAAAGTAGTATTCTAAGTAAAGGATATTACTTCTAACAACTTTAAAATAGTTGTTTGTAATAATAATTGGGGAACTAACCTCAAAATTCGAGCATAAGATTTATGCGTAGTGATGAGGCTATGTTCTCGTAGACTGTGAACTGAACCGGCATCCGAGACCGGCAACTGAGACCGACATCTCGGACCCGCAAGTGGTACCGGCAACTCTCAGAGCAGTTAACGTGGAGTGGATCTTGAAGAATTGGGAGAATATCCCAATAAGGCTATGTACTATGAGATCCTATACTACACTAAATTACTATAAAATATCCAAAAATATTTTCTCTA